GTAGCCATCACTGTCTCCTAGTATATAATCTGCCTGTTAACATTTGTGCGGCTATCTCTCTTATAGATCTGTCAATAAGCTTTCTAGGGTCTCTATCTACATCTCCTTGAGCGAATCCCGGCTCGAAAGTTTGGTAAGGATAAAGTTGATAAGTATATCCAACTGAAGGAAATCCTAGTTTAGTGGTAGATATATCTGTAATTCTTACACTATTCGCAAATCTTCCTGTTTGATAGTTTAGTGCAGGACTTTCCATATTTTTTGCTACTGTTACATTAATTTTAGCATTTAGAGCAGCATATAACTTAGTTTGTGAAAAACTAGAACTTTTTGTTTTTGCTTTTGAACCTTTTTTTAAAGTTCCTGCGCTTCTAACTTTTGCAGTAGATTTTGTTTTTGTACCTTTTACAGAAACAGTTCCTTTAGATGTAAGCTTTCTATTCTTAGCCCTTCTTGTTACTTTAGCATTTTTTACTTTATCAGTTAAATTATCTATAATTACTGTTTCTATTTTATCTTCAAGACTACTGGAGCCTTTCATCCTATATAATTCTTTTTCTGCAAAATCTGCAATAAAATCTCTAAAAACTCCTTTTATCTTTTTCTCTAAACCGGAATCTTTAATATTCTCTCTGCTAGATTGAAAGTCTATTATAGAAGCATAATCTGCTCTTAGTTTTCCATCTTTTGTTACTATTTGATTATATCTAGTAGTAAGTTTATTAATCTCTTCTTGTATATTTGTTGGAGTTTCAGATATTTTAAAAAAGCTATCTAAGTTATCTTTTAGAAACTCTAGTCCTGTTTTATTACCAGTATCTAAAGCTACCGCAGCCATCAAAGTATTTGCTATTTGAACTTGAGATACCGCAGTACCTTCTACTCCGTGACCTTTATGTATATCTCCTTGAACTCGAGTTCGTTGACTCTCTGTAATAACTCTTGCTCGCTGTAGTTCTTTAAGTATTGCCAGTTTAATAGAAGAAATTGATCTTTTAAAGCTAGCTACTACAAAAATATTCTTATCCCAAGTGTACTCTGACATAGGCAGAATTTTTTCTATTTTTGCTATTACAGCATTATATCTTCTTTTCTGTCTAGAGCGATATCGTTTTGAAAGTTCTAAGGCTTTTTTTGTGCCAGCATCCAAAGCTCTTTTTGCATCTGACTTCTTAATTTTAATATCTGGATAAGTAGTTTCTATAACCTCGATAAAAGCTTTTATATCCTTTAATATTAATACTTGTCCGCCCTGTCTTTCTATTCCTTTTCGCATCTCTGCCTCTAATTTTTTTAATAGAGGATTTGTAAAAGATCGTCTTACTGATGCTTCACTCATTAGAAATTCTTATAAAGATCAAGCACACGCTTGATATGGTCAGGAAAAGCAACATTATTTCGCTGACTAGTACTGGCCTGGTTTTGTACAGAAGCGCCTGCAAGAGTTTTTCGCTCTTTGTGCTCGTCTTTCAAATAGTAAGTAATTAGATCAATTACTGCAAGTTGAAGGTCTGAAGGAATAGTTTCATACCCTGCAGTGTATACTACTCGAACAGCCCCAGGCCCTTTTGGCCAGTTTCTATATACTGAACCTCCAGTAGTTCGAAGAAGGCTATCTGTAGCAGTATCTAAGTAGTACTCATAGGCGCCTGTAGTAAGAGTAGTATAGCTTTCTTGATACGTTTCTCTTTCTTCTACAGATACTATTGTATTTACAGGACTTTCAGTAAGCTGTACAATATGAGTATCCCAGTTTATATTTATAACTTCTGTTTTATTAGTGCTATAATAATCTATAATACTATTTCCACAATAAGTTTTTACTAATTGACTTACAGACGGAATTAGGGCTTCGATACGCAAATCTTCTTTCGGAGATTGAATACCTTCAGCCGTTTTATATTCTTCTAAAGTGATTAAATTTGCCATAAATAAATTAGTAAAAACTTAGGGGGAGAGAACTCCCCCTAAGATCCATAGCTAGTTAGCTATTAGGCGTAAGGCAGACGGATAGCTGGCTTGTTGCTGCCAGATGCTGCTACCAACTCATTGAAGCCAAGAGCCTGAGTTGCGACCAGTACGGTACGCTGCTCTTTCACAATGTAGTCAGTTTCTACGTTAACGCCACGCAGACGAGGAACTACATAGTTAGGCATATACACAGCCAGAGCTGCGGTAGTGGTCGGAGAACCGGCAGAAGCCAGGTTGTACGCCAGTTGATCTGTAGCAATTACAGGAGAGCCGTATACAGTACCAACCATACCGGTTACCTTAGTTGCAAGATCAGAGCCTACTTCAGTGATGTCAGTGAAGCCTGAGGCATCAATCAGCTCATAGTATGCGTCAGTTGGGAGGATATAGGCAACTTGAGAAGCCTCAAGACCATATTTACCCATTTCTTTACGCATTGCAAGAAGAGTTGCAGGAGTTACTTCGGTGGTGTCAGACGCATCAATTGCAGTCAGAGCAGAAGTAGAAGCATAGCCATTGGTATCATCAGTACCAGCAGCACCTACAAGACCCTTATTAAAGCCACCAGAGTTACCTACAAGGATAGCCTTGTCGATAGCAACAGCGTGGGCTCGTGCAAGAGCAGATGTAATCATCGGCAATACAGAAATAACGATTTGCTCGTCAGTATCGTTTGTCACAAAAGTGCTTGAAATCAAACGATGTGCTTGCAGAATTACCTGATTAACATTGTAGTTATTGTCAGAAGCACCAGCTTCTTCCAGGTTGTTTGCAGCTACTTCAGCGCCTGTAGAAGCCCAGTTTGCAGGCTCAGTATCAGGAGCTACTGGCAGAACAGTCGCACCAGAAGTTACTCGAATTTCACGGAAAGCCGGAGCAATCTTTTGAGCTTGACGAACTTCTTCTTCAAACTGACTAGAAACGATTACATCGATACCAGCGGAAGTTGTAGAAGTATAAGTGACTTCTGCTTTTTCCAGAACGGATTGACCGTAGTCAGTGTTCCAACCTTTGCCAGTTACTTTACCAAGTACGTGGGCAGCAAGGAACTCTTTACCGAACTTAGTCAGGTCGCCACCTTGCTTACGGCCAGAGAAATCACGCTTGCTGTTACGCATAGCTTCGATTTCAGCGGCTTTTTCTTCCAGCTCAGACTTGTACTTCTGAAGAGTTGCAGCGATATCAGATTTTTCTGATTCAAACTCTTTCTGAAGGTCTGCTACCAGACGCTCGGCACCAGTTTCAACGCCAACTGCAATAGCTGACTTTACTTCTTGCTCCTGAGCCTCTTTTGCAGCGGCTTCAGCAGCAGCTTTTTCTTGCTCAGCTTTTTCAGCTGCTTTTTGCTCGGCTTGCTTCATCGCAATGGTAGCAGCAGTTTCATCAGCTACTTTCTTAGCGAATGCTTCCAAGTCGATTTCGGGAGTTTTCTTTTCTTCCGACATTTTTTTCTCCTTTAGGGTTTTATCCCCACCCGGTGTATCACTAGCTTCAAATGAATTTTCATCTTTAGCCAGAGACTGACCGGCTAGATCTACACGATTTTTGAAAGTTTTTTTGAAGTCTTCGTATTCAGACATCGAATCAAAAGACTTCGAGAGCGAGAAAGTTGCTGCTTGATTGCATGGTACCGATACAACTGATACTTCAAACAACTCAGCATCCTTAATCATTAATCCGTCAGTTTCCTTAATATAATCAGCATCCTTGACTCGAAAACCAACGGAAAAAGCTCCAAGGATACCTTCTTTAACTAGTTCTGCTACATGGTCGGGAGCAGACTTTGAGATTCTTGCTTTAAGTTCTAAACCATTATCGGTTACTTTCAACCCCGTTGCGCGACCAATGGGCTTATTGTAATCATGGTTAAAAAGAATAATTGGGTTTTTCTCAAAATTATTCAAACCCCCTTTTGTCCAAGCCTCTGCGGAAATGATGTCATTAGCCCTATCTTGATCGCTAGTGCTTGCCATACCGCAGATATGGACTCCTCCATCATCTTCTTCCAAAGTTTTGAAGGTAGAGGTAAGATTAAATATCTTTTCCATTCTTCTTCCCTTGTTGTGCCAGTTTCTCTAATGGTGATACTGGCTCTGGCTTGACACTGTGTATTGTGTCCCATAGTTCAGGCTCATACTTTTCAATCCAATTTACTGCTGTAGTATAAGAACCCATAACTTTTACGATTTCTTTTAAACTTAAAAACTTAGGTCGGTCAGTAACTCGCTTGTATTCTCTAGCAGGAAGAATTTTTCCTTTCTCTGCAAAATATAGTCCTAATTCTCTAGTTACTCTTAATTTTTTACTGTTCGTCGCCATCTACAGGGCGTCCTCCCTCATCCGGGTTAGCTGCACTACCTGCAATATTTGCAGGTACTCTTAAATCATCATATCCGTCTACAGAATCAAATCCAAGAGCACTTCGTGCTTCATTTGGAGAAATAATTCCTGTATTTACCAAAGCTGAGTAATATTGAGCTTGGTCTCGCAACTCTGGTTGCAGTGCGGGTATATCTGTTACATCTTCTTTAATTTGAAAGCCAAAAAATCTTGAATACCCCGCATTAATTTTTCTTACAATAGGAAGAATTGTTTCAAGGTAATACATTCTCATATTTGGTCGAATGTTTGCATTATTACCTGAGTCCATAAGTATGGGAGGTATTCCCAATGCTTTTAAAATAATTTTTTCGTTTTCTGTAATCGCCGATTGAAAGTCCAATTCTTTAAAATTTACATTCGAAATTTGATCTACTTCTAGACCTCCATCAAGAATGAGAGGGCGTCTACCGCCTGCATCTGGACGATAACGAGCAGTCCAGGATTCGAGCATACGTTGTTTAATTTTTTCAGATAATGTATTTGGCGATTTTAATACAAGACCTGGAACTGCTCCGTTTCTAAAAAAGTTATCTTGAAATTTACGCATATTTGCAGTAAGTTGCATTGTTCTTACCGCAGGCTTCAGTCGAGAAGTCCCTCTAAAAATAGAATAGAAGGAATTTTCTTTGATATGAATAATCTCGTCAGGAGAATAAGTTATATCGTTATATGTGTACTTTTCAATAAATGTTTTTGAGTCAGCATGAATGGTTACATTGTCTGCTGGAAGATGGTACAAGTGAGCGCCATCAAAGTAAATAAATATATTTCCATCTAGCAAATAGTCTGTAATTAGATTCCTTTTAAAAGAGCTAATGTCTTGAAAAGGGTTCGGGTCTTGGTTTAGAAGAA